AGGAAATGGCTTCTTATGGTAAGAGATCCCAAGTTCATCGAGCTTCATAAACTTTTCGAAGCGCAGCTCTGGCAGGGATAAGAATGCTGGAATCTTGTTCATGATCACGTTGTAAAGTCGATCAGTATGGTTTGACCTGATCATGTGGGCTTCTTTGACATGCTGGGTAAGTTCCCATAGGACATCGACTGCCATGTCTCGATCACTGGCTAGGGTTTGTTCGTACCATCCTGGCTTGTTTTCTGTCCATCTCGATATTTGTGGGAGATCAATTTCATCTCCGAGAGTAACCACAGCATCAGGGCGAATCGCCTTAATAAAACTAGAAACATTTTTGACTGCTACTTCATCGTGGTATGGAACTTGTAAGTCTGGAACTACGATGGTTCTTTTCATCAATCCTCATCATCGTCAGGATAAAAGTCCGGCATCGTGCTGGGATTATCGTTGATGCGTTTAGGCAGAATCCAGTTAGGATAGGAGATCGGATCTTGAATCATCGATATGCAGATGTCAACTGGAAAGCCAGCTTTACGCAAAGCCTTATAGTATTCATTTAAACCAATACAGTAAGCCTCTAGTGGAGTGTAACCCTGATCCTCTAGGGCTTTCGCTTTGCGTGCGGCCATGCTTTATTTTACCGTTCTAAAAGTATGTTGTAAATCTCATCGACTCTCGAATTGAGTCGCTTGATCTCGCTCAACAAGTGCGTGATCACATAGCCAGCCAATCCACCGATCGTTACAAGAGTGGCAATATAAAGCTGAAAGAACTCTGCTTGTGTCATTTTCTTCCGAGCTCATCTCGCGGATCAAGGTATCTCATGATTGGTGGAATTACTGATGCTAGACCTGCTGCTATCAGAGCCTTGGGATCTTCCACACCAGCGGCATACATCGATATTACTGAAACTAGGAATGCTCTTGCCCAAGAGTTTAATGCTTTCTTTAGGTCGTTCATTGTCTGATCCCCCGATCATAGGTATTTGAAAAAACTCACTATTAGTGTCAGCTTCTTTCGTAAAGCTGATATGGCAGTGGTTAGTGTGCTTGTTAATGCCTGTGTACTTGCGCCACTTCCAGTTAAGCCTTGGGCTGGCGATTTTGCTGTCAAAGATAATGTAGGAGATGCGTTTTGAACGATCAGACTTTGCAAAGAGACGAATCTGATCCGCAAGATCTGGCATAAGGTCAGGTTTAGCTTTACCCGAAAGATCTCGATCGACATCGATGGCGCGTACCCAGCCGCGAGCATCTGGATTATGATCTGACTTACTCGCAATGTGTCGTGTGTCGCCGATCCAACCATCAGAAGTTCGATCTCGATCTGGGAAGGTGTCGTCAATCTGTTCTCGTAACTGGATTGCGCACTTAGATAATCTTGGTTTCACTACAGACCCAAAGCAGCCTTTAGGTCATCAAGAGATAATCCGACTAAAGCCAATTTGTCCTCAATAGTAGGCTCTACTTTAGGATCAGGGTTTACCCAATCAGGATTAGCGACGTGTTCGTTAATAAAGTTTTCTAGGGTTTTCTGATCGACCGATGAGTTAATAGTTCTAGTTCCATCGGCTTCGGTAATAGTGTTTAGATCGATCTTAGATTCATAACCTAGTTGATCGAGATTGATTTCCTTGTTTGTGATTACTTGACTCATTAGGCTACCTTTATTCCGAATAGTGACGACCCAGCTTTGACAGAAGTACCGTTTGCGCTGCTTGTGTTTTGTGCGAATTGGAATTGTAAATCTCCAGCTGTGCCGCCATTTAGGATTGTGCCGTATAACTGTATAGCTCTGTAATTAGCGTCCACATAGAAGTCAGCTGCCGTAGCACCAGGAGCAACAACTGTTAAAGTAGTTGCGCCGCCACCGGTAAAAATAACCTGACTTGACGACCAGAACACAGTTGAGCCAGATGGCCCGGTAAATGTAACTTTAATGTCTGGAGTTCCATCGGCAGCATAGGTATAAAGCCATGCTTGGAATATGTATGTTTCACTAGCTGCGACAGCAAACTTTAATTGCGAATCGTTTACCAGTGTTGTGCTGCTAGTTACTGTTTGATCAGCAGATTTTCTTACAGACTTGACAGAAACACCGCCACCTGCAGCAGCCCATTTAACTCCAGCTGAAGAAGCGGCATCGGCTGTTAATACATGACCGTCTGTGCCAACAGCAACAGCTAAAGGAGTATTAGCAGCCGAAGCAGCAAAGATTGTTCCCTTGGCTGACGGATTTAATAAGTTTAGTGTTCCTGTTGCATCGTTCATCTGAGCAGCAGTTAAAACATCGCCGGTGGCGAAGTCAGTTTTCGCTGGGAATCCAACGGCCATAATTACTCCTTAGTAAGAAAGTGTGTTAGTGCCTAGTATCCCATAATCTGTTCCAATAATGAACGATTCGATGATGGGTTCTAGGGTGGTTAATGTGGTCTTCCAAGCATTTGGCCTAACGTCATGCGACACGCCGAATACCTGCAAAGTCTTGGTTAGGGTCGATGACCCTGGCTGGGTGGTTGTAACTGTCACTGGATCAAAGAAGTCAAGGTCTAGGGCAGCTACAATTCCAGCATTATAATCGTCAGTGTAAAGGTCTAAAGTTACTGCATCGCATCGAATTGATGTTTCTTGCCGAGAAGCCACATAAGCCAAAGCATTGTTTAAGGCTTCAGCATCGGTCTCCATAAGTAAGTTCTGCTCTTGGTATGAGTGCAGAAAATACTTATCGATTGAGTCTTGATTAAGTGCAATCTGAGCAGTGCCACCAGTACGGGTAATGCTGGCTTTGTTAAAGACTAGAGAATCGTCAAGCTTCCATAGAGCATTGCTATACGAGATACCAGTGCCATCATCATTAAAGATTACTGGAGTGCCAGCCACGCTTGATGAGGTCAAGGCACGATCTTGAAACACTAGGTTGCCTAAAGCATCCATATATAAAGCACCGTACTCAGTGCTTTCAATTGTATGCATAGCACCTAAAGAAGTCCGTAGAGTGCCTGGGTCTGCTTGGACAGTAGTCTGGCCAGCATCAACATCCCTCATGCCTGCAGGCCAACCTACGGCATCAAGTATCTTGCCTATGCGAGTGCCAGTGGTTTGACCAGCTGAACTACTAGCCACAGAAGTAATCTGAGCATTTTGAAAAAGTCTAAAGCCATCGACTGCTTGAATGGTGGTGTAAACGACTTCACCAACATCTTTAGGCGTAATGGTGTTATATGAGGTTATATAACCTGCAAAGATTGGGTAAGTAGTGCCGCCATAAGTAGCAGTAATAGTTACCTTGCGCATGGGAGTTAGCAAGTTGTAATAAGGACTTGCTGGGTTTAAAGGGTTGAAGTCACCATTCTGGTCAATAATGCGAAGGCTCATTGTTCCAGTATTAAATAAATCTGAAAGAGCTGTGCGGCCTCTAGTGGTCTTGACTGAATCAACCAGGCTAGAAACATCAACTGTTACAGCTGTGGTATCAGCCAAGGCATTGACTCCCAGAACGCCAGAATCAAGGATCATAGGCGAGGCAAAGCCAGCACCCGTTGAAAAGTTGATAATGGCGTTAATTACTGGGAGAGTCATTGTTAATTAGTAACTATCAGTGAGCCTGGGCGATTAGTGTTCTGACCGTTGGTGTTAGCGATGACTAGAGCGTCAGCAACTACCTTAACAAACTCTTCTTGCATAATTACAGAACCAGTGTTTGTCACATTGACTGTTACTGGTGGGGCTTGTGTTCCAAAGCCAGCAGATGAGCCTGGTGTTACAGCGTAAGGGTTGAATATGGAAGATGAGCCAGTTCCACTAATTGCAGGTATTCCATTAGTAGCTGCTTCTGCTAATGCTTCTACTACAGCTTGACTTTCAATTACTGAGGCAGCAGCGGCACTTGCGGCGGCAGCAGCATCAGCAGCAGCATTGGCTGCCTTATCGGCTATTACTGAAGGTGTATCAGTTGGGCTAAATATATTAGGAGATGTCGATATAACCACTGGAACTGGTGCTGTGTAACCAGAATCGCGTGTCTGTATTTCAATCAACTTTGCGCCAAGTTTGATTTGATCGATTGCTGCTAGGCGAGCAGCTACATCGCTTAGGGTTGATGTCCAGGCAGCAAAAGGGTCATTGGCTGGTGGAATCTCGGCTAAGGCCTTAGCAATTTCAGCGTTCTTTTTCTGAATGTCTTCGAGTTTCTTTTCTAAGTCTTCAGCCTTCTTAGCATCCTCATTAGCGATGGCTTGCATAAGAAGTAACCGAGTCTTTTCTTCTTCGCTTATCTTGCCCTTTAAGGCGGCAGCAATCTGGATCTTTTCTATATCAAAAATCGATTGAGCCTTGCTTAGCTTCTTGGCATTTGCGGCTGCCAATTTGTCTGCTTTGAGTTTAGCGGCGGCTGCTTTTTTATCAGCTGCTAACTTTGCTGCAGCAAGTTTCTTTTCGGCTGCAATCTTGGCTGCAAGTGCTTTTGCTTCACGCTCTTTTATGAAATCGCGGCTTGGCGCACCTGATCCACCTGTAAACATACGTCTAGCCTGGCGGTCTAGCGTGCGCATTTCCTCGCCCATAGCAGCAAGAATGTTTATATAAGAACCAATCATCGGTATAGCCTGAATGTAACCTTCTAAAGGTATCTGGAAGGCTTTACCTGCTACAGGTATATCTTTTAGCCTTTGGATAAATACGCCAAGGCCTCTAGTGATGTCAGCAATATAGAGTGCAGTTTTCTCTAACCCTGCATTTAGTTGATCTATGCTTGTATCTTTGCTGAGCAATTTGAAAGCATCTACAAGGCCTTCTCCAATAATTGTTTTAGCGTTTTCTGCAGCATTAGCCAGGGCAGCAAGTTGGCCAGCGGAAGTCTGCCTTAAACTTTCATTGAAGCCTTTGTATGTTGAGTTAAGGACTTTTACAATCTCTTCAACACGTTCTGCCTCAGTACCATTCTTAATGATTTTTTTAGTGTTTTCATCGAGTACAAAGCCAGACTTAGTCAATGATGCAAAGTTGCCACTCAAAGCCTGAGCCAGTCCATTAGTCATAGACTTGAACTGATCAGCTGAAGCCGTTGCGCCTTTTTCTGCTGTTACATAATCAAGGATCGCCGGGGTAAGTTTTTCAATGGTACTTAATTGCAGGTTGAACGTTGCCAGTTGTGACTGAGTCTGAGTAATGTTTCCAGCACTAACTACGCCAACTTTTTCCAATGCTGCAGCTTGGCCATTAAGAGACTTGATCTGTAAGTCAGTTGCCCCGACAGTAACCTTTAATAACTTTGCTAGACGTTCCTGCTGAGCCTGAGCTTCTACTGCTGCCTTGATTGAACTCTTAGCAAAGCCAAGGATTGCAGCACTGCTAAAGGCAATACCTAGAGTTTTACCAAGGGTTTTTGCAGTCTTAGTAAGTTTCTGTGTTGCTGTATCTGCTTGCTGGAATGCTTTTTTGCCTGTGAACTCAGCTGCGACATCAATAACTATATTAGGCATTATCCGCGCACCTTAGCTTTCTTATTAAGCATGACCTTGGCATTTTCAATAGCGTTTAGAACGCCATCTTGCGCTTTGCCTTGATCCTCTTCATAGGCTCGGTAAAGCACACGGCCTTGCATTTTATTAGTGCCCTTCATAACGGAACTGGACTTGGCATTTAAGTTATTAACAAAGACACTTTCTCGTGTCTTGCGCCCAGCAGTTTCATAGATTGCACCAGCTGCAGTTTTATTAAATAACCTTGCAAGAGATCTGAAGCCTCTTCGATTAGGTTTTGATGGTGTTGTCTTATATCCAAGACCACGTTTAACTAAAGTAGCATTGTAGGTAGGAAATCTACCCTGGCTATTTTCTTTTGGTCGCCAGTTGCTTAATATCTCACTCTCAGAAGGCATGTAACCCTTAGCTGTTTTGATAACAGGTTTAAGGGCTAGTGCCATCTCTTTAGGTAATTGCTTGGCTAGATCAGGTGTAAATTGACGTAAGGATTTACGAAGTGCGATTGCGCCTTTTACTGCGACTGGCATCGTTTATCTCCTTGTTTCTGTCTTTTAAGCCTTCCAATAAAGCCTTAAACATTCTGGAATCAAGTTCCAGTAAGTTGTTGGGCGCGATCCCTGTTTCTAAACTTAGCCTTGCGACCAAGTAAGTGAATGAGTCACGCCCTATAATTCCGGGTCATCATCTAGAACTTCCACTCTTACAAGTGTGTCTAGAAAATCTACGCCGAAAGGCTTGACAGATTCGCCACTGCGGCGAATACATTCCCAAGCCAGCCAATACACATCGCTCTGTTTTTCATCATCTCGGAAAGCCTTGTGAAAACCTTTCTTTGCGTGTAACTCGAATGCGTATTCGATCGATGGAGTTATCTGATAATCAGATACAGAGCCATCTGCCCTTGTGACCTTTAGCTTTGCCATTCTTTAGCCCTTTTCTAATAAATTAAGCAGTCGCGATTGCGATTGCGCCGTTTACGTTCCATGTTACTGATTGCATACCTATGTCGCCAACTGCACCATTAACATCGGTTGTGCCATTGACTAGGCAAGTCATTGTGTAACTTGGGTTGGTTGCTGATACTGCAGCAGATGTCTGCTTAACAACTACTGTTACTGAAGTACCCCAAGCAGCTTGTAGTGTAGCTAGAACTTCGCCTGATGCTGTGTCGTTTAGGAAGTCAATGGTGATGCTAGAAGCTTCTAGCCCCTTGACAGCCTTCCGACCTGTGTCGCCCATTGCGGTGACATCTAATTCTTCAAAATTGCGGTTGATGCTGATTGATTGCACATGGTCGCTAAGATCAACAGAGTTTACTGTGACCGAAACGCCATTATTTAGAAATACGGCCATTCTTATTCCTCATCTTTCTTAGGTGTTGTCTTAGGTGCTGCTGGTGTTGCTGGTGCTGGAGTCTGTCCGATCTTGATCAGAAAGGCTTCCAACTCTTTTTCATAATCGGACATATTAACTCCAACTTGTTAGGATTGATACGGACATCTCGCAGCTGAGAAGGTCACCCGATGCAGCATTGAGAATACTTGGGGCAGATACACTGCCTACATTATAGACTAGAGAACTGGCAGACAATAGGTTAAACACTCTAACCAGGTTGGTTTCAATTCCGTTTAGGTTGCCTTCATTGTCAAACAAAGGCACAGTGATAATAATCTTAAAATTGGCTGTAGGACTGATTGTGTTGCGCGAGTTATTGTTAGGCGCAAGGTACGGATCGTCCGGGCTTACGATAACTGAGTTGGCAAGAACTACGCTTGGCGGAAAGGCAAAGGTTTGCCACAGTGAATTATCAACTAACGCTGTTGCTAGCGTGGTGCGTAGGGTCGTAATCGATGCTGGCATTAGCCCACCATTGAGCGAGGGTCTAGCGCGTGTGCGATCAATCCTCTGACCTTAGCGAGAAGCTGTGCGCTCATTCGGTAAGGTGAGGGCTGGAAATCGACAGAATTAGAACCAGTCAAAGTGCTAGTTCTTGCTTGCCAGATCTCTACAGCTATCATCAAAGCGGCTTGCTGGACTGCCATGTCTTCTGCCCAGTCTTCATATTCTGTAGCTTTGACAGTAGCAAAAGGGTTAAAAGGATGTAATGGTGAATCTGATACATGATTAGTTGTTATGTTGATGCTTTTGTCTGAAACAGCTGTGATTGTTTTATTGCCGTTAAAGTGCGCACCTGCACCTGAAATGTTGACAGTTTGACCAACATAATAGATTTCTTTTACTGACTCTGTAAAATAAAGAGTTCCTACTGTGCCTGTGTTTTTATGTGACACAGAAAAATTAGTGTTAGCCCAAAGCATTGGAATGAGAACTGAATCAGCTGCATCACACACTTCTTGGATTGTCGCATCTGGATACAACGAGCCAACGCCAAGGACTGATTTCATCTCGGCTACTGTTGCAAGTGACATTCCAATTCCTTTCTAAAGACCAAAAGGGGGCAAGGGCTATGCCCCCTCTCAGCGACTTAGGGTGTTACTTATGCCTTGTTGTTCTGGAAAGCACCAGCTGCAACCTTAGTTGCGATTGCGCCATAGCCGTAGTAGCCGATTGTAACCTGACCTGCGGCTGTTGATTCAGCGCGTAGGCGGTAGGTTGGACTCTCGTACCAGGTGTAAGCATCTGGGTTAACGATAAGAATTGTTCCATCGCCATCGCCAGCATTAGTTGGATCGACATAAAGGTTAAGTCCTGCAACGTTACCTGTTAATGATGTAGGTGCTACAACTCCGCCAGCGTTCATTGGCTGTGAAGCTGTGTAGATTGGGCGACCGGCATCGTTAAGTGACATGATGTTTGACCATTGTCCTGTAGATACAACCATGTTGCGAGCAAATGGGTTAGCAAGTCCTGCTGTTGCGCCATAAACAGAAGCTGATCCGCGAGCAACAATTCCAAGCAATTCTGCTGCTGTTGGATAAGTTGCCACTGTGGTTGCATCAACTGTTGCACCTGCGATAAGAGCTGCGTTAACTGCTGCGTTTGTTGTCTTTGCGTAGGCAGCTGCCATGTTGCGAACAAGCTCGTCAAAAAATGCAGGCGAAGTTCTGTCAAGGAGTTCTACACTGAATACTTGCTGGCCAGCATACTTTTGTACTGTTACAGAAAGAAATGCTGAATTTTGATCTGTGTTGCTGAATGCATCGCCTTCTGGCTCGATTGCAACTGTTGGCATTGCTGTGATCTTTGGGATCTCGAATGTCATACCAGCATCTGGAAGCACTCCGCGAGAGATTGCATCGATTGATGGTCGGATTGTTGTACCTAGTGGGTTGATGATTTCAGATAGTTGACGTGTTGGTACTAGACCAGCGTTGTCTGTTGTATCTGCTGCTGCTGCGATCCATTGACGAGCTGTGTCGTCTCCGAGTGCTGCGCGGATTGTGTTCTCTGCATACTTAGCAGCTGTTACTTCAATGCGTGGCTTTGTGTAAGCCATTGCTGTGACAGTTGGGCGAGCAGCTTCGACCGCTGGTGCTTCAACTGGTGTTGCTTCGACTGCTGGAGTGGTGTTTTCCACGGTGGCTGTCTCGCTTTCTGTTGGTTGGGTTGATTCTTCTACAGCAGATTCTTCCGCTGCAATATCAGTAACTTGGGCTGACTTAAAGGCTGGCTCAGTCACTAAACTTACTTCGACCAAGCGAGCAGCAGACACATAGGTCACGCCGTCCTTGATCTTTGACTTTAAAACTTCTGCGCCGATGCTCAGTCCTGATTGCAATCCTTCTTCGGCAAGGATCAAAGCTTCTGTACCGCGCTGTGAGCGACTTACAGAAAAGACAGCATCGATTGAGTTCTCTGACTCAGAGAAGCTGACTGCGCGACCCAAAGGCTTTTTTGAATCGTGTTGATTTAAAAGCTTAATAGACTTAGGATCTGGGATTTCGATTGATCCAGAAGCAAAGATAACTTTGCCCATGTTGGTAGATCCTGCTTCAATGTTAAGGGGCACGATTTTGCCTGAGATAGTGCGATTGGCTGAATCGGCTGTAAGTTCAGCTGCGAAGGTGATTATCTGGGTCATTGCATACCTTGACTTCCGTTAGGTGTTAGATCTGTAATTTCCATTGCTTGTTCTT